GTCCTGGATACACTACATCAATCTTCGTTCTTCTCACGGAACACAGAAGGAACATATGGAAATCGCAGAAGCAGTTCGTTGTATTTTTACCTGCGAGTTTCCTGCTGTATCGGAAGCACTTGGTTGGACTCGTGAGAATTGTCCTGAATGTGTGGATGCACTTTCTATTACTCTCGAATAAATACTCTTACATACTATGGAGAACTAAATTTGGCAACTTATCCCGTTTATAATAAAGTTACAGGTGAACATAAAGAAGTTGTTCTGAGTGTTCATGCCTGGGAACAATGGAAAGAGGATAACTCTGATTGGGATCGTGATTGGTCCGACCCATCAACTTGCCCTGCGTCTGGAGAACTGGGTGAAATTTATGACAAACTTAAAAAATCTCATCCTGGATGGAATGATGTGCTTCACCGGGCATCAAAAGTTCCTGGATCTAATGTAAAACCGGTTTAAACTTATATGTCACGAAGAAGAAAAGACGAACAACCAATTGGGGTTGGATTGACTGCTAGACAAATGAAGCGCAAGAAGCCAATCAATCAAGATATAATGAGAGTGATTGAACCTCTTACAAAGAATCAAGAAATACTTTTTGATTCTTACAAAGAAAATCAAAATCTTGTTGCGTATGGATGTGCTGGTACAGGTAAAACTTTTATTACTCTTTATAATGCTCTTAGAGATGTTTTGGATGAGAGAACACCATATGAAAAAATTTATATAGTTCGTTCACTTGTTGCTACTAGAGAAATTGGTTTTCTTCCTGGTGATCACGAAGACAAATCCTCTCTTTACCAAATTCCTTATAAGAATATGGTAAAGTATATGTTTGAGTTGCCTGATGAAGCGTCTTTTGAAATGCTTTATGGTAACCTTAAAACTCAAGGAACAATTAGTTTTTGGAGTACTTCTTTTATTAGGGGAACTACTTTAGATAAATCAATCATTATTGTAGATGAGTTTCAGAATCTAAACTTTCACGAACTTGATTCTATCATTACTCGTGTTGGTGAAGATTCTAAAATTATGTTCTGTGGTGATGCCACACAATCTGACTTGGTAAAGACAAATGAAAAGAATGGCATCATTGATTTTATGAGAATACTAAGAGTAATGCCATCAATTGATATTGTTGAATTTGGTGTAGATGATATTGTAAGGTCTGGATTTGTTAAGGAATATATTATTGCAAAAATGGAAATCGGTGTATGACATTTATTCATCATAATTACTTGGGTGACCTTGAGTTAAATTGTAAAACTACAGAGAGTATTCGTTTGTACAACTTGCCAAGTGGTAAGTGGGTTCCTTCTATTACCTCTGTAACTTCTTTTTATAATCGTGAGATTTTTGTTAAGTGGAGGAAGCGTGTAGGTCTTGAAGAGGCAAATCGTATTACAAAAAGAGCAACCGCAAGAGGAACTGATTTTCACCAAGTATGCCAGGACTATTTGGAGAATAAAGAACTTGTGTGGGAAACCTACCAACCAATATCAAAGTTTATGTTCTATCATGCGAAACCTTATCTGGATAAGATAAATAATATTCATGCGATTGAACGCACACTCTACTCCGAGTATCTTGGACTTGCTGGACGAGTTGATTGTATTGGAGAGTATGAAGGAGAACTTGCCGTTATAGATTTTAAGACTTCCGAAAAGATTAAGCCAGAAGAGTGGCTTGAAAACTACTTCGTTCAGGAAACATTCTATGCTGCTGCATACTATGAATTAACTGAGATTGTTCCTGTTAAATTAATTACCATTATGGTAACTCCTGGTGGAGAAGTGAAGGTATTTGACAAAAGAAATAAAGGGGATTATATTAGGTTATTAGTTCGTTACATCAAAGAATTTGTACATCACAATACTGGGGCAACGAATGGAGAATGAACTAGAAAAGGTACTTGAAAGCAAATTCCTTTGTCCAACTAAGTTTGCTCAGGAGATTGAAACTCTTGTGCAAATTAATGTTGAAATGAATTATATTGATGCTATCGTTCATTTTTGTGAAAAAAATAGTATTGATTTAGAATCAGTTTCTAAACTTATTTCAAAACCATTAAAAGAAAAGATTAAGTGCGAAGCAACGGAACTTAATTTTCTTAAGAAAACTTCCCGTGCTAAATTAGTCTTTTAATTTCATTTTGGGGAGAAAAATTTCCCCCCAAAAAATTACTTATATTACTCTTTTGAATGATGCCCTTTGAATCCTATTGCCAATATAAATAGTATTATGAGTATTACCATCTAACAATGTATTACTGCTATGCTTATATACGTGAAGATAGAACTCCATATTACATTGGAAAGGGAAGTGGTAAAAGATGTTATGTAAGGCATCGTAGAAGTAATGGTGGATTTTCTGCTCCTGAAAAAGAAAGAATACTCATTTTAAAAAAATTTAACGATGAAGAAAAGTGTTTTCAGTTTGAAAAGTATATGATTTTTCTTTATGGGAGAAAAATTGATGGTGGAATTCTTATTAATGAATGTCTTGGTGGTTTGGGAAAAAAAACTCTTCTTACAGAAGAAGAAAGGAATGAAAAAAGAAAAGAATCGAGAAAAAAATGGTTAGAAAAAAATCAAGAGTATCATAAAAATTATTGGGAATCTAATAAAGAAAGATTAAATAATGAACAAAAAGAAAAATATTATAAAAATATAGAAAGTAGAAAAAACTACTGGCAAGAAAATAAAGAAGAATTTAATAAAAACCAAAGGGAAAAATATTACAATGGAGAAAGTGAAAGTAGAAAAGAATATAAAAAAAAATACGGAGAAGAATATAGAAAAAAGAATGTAGAAAAACGCAGAGAATATATGAAAGAATACTATAAAAAGAAAAAATTTGAGGATATTGATGGAGATGTGTAAGGTGGTTCCATTTGAGGCATATAAATCTTATCTTTCATTGAAAAGGCATTTTATAGATGATAAGTATGACTATCACAAGTATTGTGGTAAATCAAGAGCAACAGTACAATCTTTCTACAAACGAAAGGATAGAATGTGGTTTGAGAAAGTATCAAGACAAAAAACAGACCAGGAAGTTATAGATTTCTTTGTTGCAAACTTTGTATCTTGTTCTGATCCAGAAACTTTATGGATTGGTGATATGATTAAAGAAGGTGATGGTAGATATAAAAACTGGCAGAAAAAAATTCAATCACTATCATATCTGTTTAAAGAAGAATCTGAATATCTTTTTGAAGAAAATAAATTTGAAGAAGTTTTTAAATGCTCAAAGGGACATCCAGTTCTTCTCAAAAGATTCTTGGGTGGAAAAATTTCATTAGAGACAATGGTTCTTTATGATAAAATCTTTTTATATACAAATAACTTTGATAAGAAATTAAAGGACCCTGTATGGGAAACCGTCAGCCGCAGAATTAAAAAATATAGTCCATTCATAAATATTGATGTATTTCATTTTCGCAAAATTTTGAAAGAAATTATTATAGGAGAGCAATGAGTTTTTTTAATTCTGAACTTGTCCGTGCAGAGATGGTTGAAATCTCAGAGATGCAGGAAGAGATTTATGGAAGTGTATTCCGATTTCCTCTGATGACAAAGGAGGATAAAATTGAACACGTCATTCTCTTGGAAAGACTTCTGAATAAACAACAAATTCTTTATACACGTTTGAGTTTGTCTGATGATCCAGAAGCAAAAGAGATGAAACAAAAAATTTCTGACTCTGCTCAACTGATGGGTCTTCCTGCTCATGTTGATATCAATATTATCTTTAATAATATGACAAAAATGCTTGAGGTGATGAAACAACAAATTGACAAAATAGGTTTCGACCTGTAGAATAAAGAAGTACACAAAAGCCAAATCCTACAAATACGAGGTATAAATGTCTAATTTCGCAAATCTAAAAAAACAATCTTCTCTTGGTTCACTCACTGAAAAACTGGTGAAGCAAGTAGAGAAAATGAGCACTACTTCGAGTGGTGCTGATGAACGTCTCTGGAAACCAGAAGTGGATAAAACCGGTAATGGTTTTGCAGTTCTTCGTTTCCTTCCTGCTCCTGATGGTGAAGATCTTCCCTGGGCAAAAATGTATTCACACGCATTTCAAGGAAATGGTGGGTGGTATATTGAAAATTCTTTGACTACTACTGGTGGTAAAGATCCACTTGGAGAATATAATCGTGAACTATGGAATACTGGATCTGAAACAAATAAAGAAATTGTTCGTAAACAAAAACGTAAACTGAATTATTATTCTAACATCTACGTTGTAAAAGATCCTACAAACCCTTCAAATGAGGGTAAAGTCTTTCTGTTTAAGTATGGTAAGAAAATCTTTGATAAGATTATGGAAGCAATGCAACCTGAGTTTGAAGATGAATCACCAATCAATCCCTTTGATTTCTGGGTGGGAGCAAACTTCAAACTGAAGATTGTAAAGAAAGATGGTTACTGGAACTATGATAAGTCTGAGTTTGAACGTGTAAGTCCTTTGCTGGACGATGATGATGCTATGGAAGCAATCTGGAAGAAAGAGTATTCACTGACTGCGATCACCGCACCAGATCAGTTTAAGACCTATGAGGAACTTGAGCGTCGTATGAATATGGTTCTTGGTTTGAGTAATACTTCTTCTCCTACTCAGTCTCGTTCTGTGGTTGAGCAAGAAGATCAGTACGAATCTTATAATCAACCAGTCAATCGTGAGACTAAAGTTCTAGAAGAACTTGAACAATCTTATGCTCGTTCCAAGTCCCCTACACTTCCTACAGTCACTGCTGTTGATGAAGATGAGGATGATGCACTCTCATATTTCCAAAAATTGGCAGAGTAATCAACTATAGAGTTTAATATTATCTCCTGTTTTCAAGGATTCACTCACATATTGAGTGGATCCTTTTTTGTATTGCATAATTTCTTCCATATCATCAAAAACAATATTTAAGTATCTGGATTTAAGTATGAAAATATTTCTCTTATCATTGTCTACTTTTTCTTCATACTCATAATTTGTGATTGGAGTTGCAAGATTCCCTGTAGTAACTTGTAGGTCTGTAAAGAAATCATAATAACTTACAGAATAAGAAGAATCTACTTGAAGTCCTGTAGGAACAATTGTAACTCCTTGAGTGTTTTTAATTTCTATAGTTTCATAATGATGAATACCATTGTAAAGAGTATCATAATCACCATACTTATCCAACACAAACCTATCAAAATCTGTTTGAGGTAGTGGCCACTCTGATTGAATATTAAGAATATTATTTGATAGGAGAATAATCCAATCTAATGAGGAGTCATCATAAACTTCAAATGCAACATTGTCAGGACGATCATCTCCAACGATTTTATACTTCTCAAAGAAGGCAACATTCTGAAAGATATCTTCTCTCAGTTTTCCTTTCTTAAATAAATTCTTTACACGAACATAATCTCCTATTTTAGAATCAGGAAG